GACCGATGGAGTTCGGTTGCCCTGGCGATCCATCCAACCGACGGCCACGCGGCCGATTCGTTCTCGTTGTACCGATCGGCGAGGGCGAGGAGCACGGCCTTGCGGGTCGGTGATCCGGTTTCCACGGTGAGCGCCCAGGCGAGCGCGTGGATACTCACTCTTCCGCCTGTTCGGTTTCGTGGCGGAACGTGTCAGGGAACTTAGGGCCTCGAGCCTTGTAGTACGTCCAACACGCTTGGGAACATTGCCAAGTTTTGCCGTCGCGGATGTGGTGGCCTTCGACGTAGGTCGCCGCACGACCACACCAGCAGTACGCGAGGAGGTAATCGCCTTCGGGTTTCCGTTTAGGCAGGCTCATTTGCGGGCCTCCCATTCTCGAACCCAATCCCGGTAGTCGCGTAGAACACCGGAGCATTCGGCCCCGTGGGCGCCGGAGTCGACCAGGGTGAGGAAGAGGGCGTCGGCTAGGCGTTGTGTCCAGAGGTCTAGATCGTCGGAGAGCCGCTGAAACTTTGCGAGTTCCTCGGCGTAAAACTGGCGTTGGATTGTGAGGCGCTCGATTTCGTGGTCGATTGCTGAGAGGTAGTTGTCACTCATTGGGAAGGCCTTTCGAGAGGAGGAGTGCCGCTACGGATGCGGCGGCGACGATGAGAGCGAGGAAACGGACCGCGGTCATTCGGTCGCCTCCTCGAGGACGGCCCGCGCGGCTTTAAGTCCGGCGGCGTGATCTGCCGGGGGGCTCTTGAGCGGGTTGGTTGGTCGTTTCCCTGTCGGTTCGGGGGTTGTGGCGGTGAGGTGTTCGGCGACGTTCTCGCACGCTTCGAGCCGGTGGGCGTCGACGTTGTCGGGATCGTCGGGCAGTACCAGGGACCACGCTTTACGCGCGGCGTTCTGGTCACCATGAGCGGCCGCGAGGACTCGCCCTTTCGCTTCAGGTTTCGGAACCCCGACGGTCGGGCGTCTCGCTTCGACCTCTTCGCTCGAGGCAATCGAACGATTCACGGCGATACCGGCGAGACCTAACGCGCGACCGACGGCCGAGGTTTCCGCATTCATTGCTTCGGAGTCACGGGTGTAGGGCGTTTTGCCCGGGTACGGTTCCCAGGCGCACGCGACACAAGGCCGAGGGTCGTCCTGGTCTCGCCATACAAACGCGCGTGACTCGAGGAAGGTTCGTTCCCCGATCGTGATGACACGGGGCGGGTCTGTGTGGATACGTCCGCCGGGGTTGTCGGCGTAAAACCGGTTAATGCGTTCGGCTACGGGGACGTACTTGTCGAGGGAGAAGTCAGAACCCAACGGGCACCCCCATAAGCCATTCGATCGTTCCGCCCAGGAGGAAACAGAGGACGAGAATCACAACTACCTCGGCGGTCGTCATTGGTCGGCCTCCTCGAGGTTTGTGAGTTGCCGGTGTCCGGTATCGGTGAGTCGCCAGGTAAGCGCGGGGGAGCCGGTGTCGGTTATGCCACGGCCAGCACGTTCCACGAGTCCGGCGGTGACAAGTTCGCCGCGACGTTTCGCCGCTGACCCTCTGAGTAGTCCGGTGTAATGGGAGAGTTGGCAGTCGGTGGCGGAACCTAAGACGGCGAGGGTTTCGAGAATTGCGCGTCGGCCTGAGGAACGTCCTACCGGGTTCGCCGTGGCGGCCTCGTGTGAAGTTGACGGGTCTGAGGTTCGGGCGCCTGGAGTGTCGACATAGGTGAAGAGGTCGAGTTGGTCGGTCACGATGTGGCCTCTTTTCTCGAGGCCTCGAGCCATGCGGCCCAGACGGTTACGGCGTAGAGGGCTCCTGATACGTCTTCTCGTTCAATCGCGGCGCGAAGGTCGCGGGCTGAGGAGAGGGCGTGGGCGTATGCGGTCGCGGGAGCAATGCGCGACCTAAGGGCCGCGTCCATTACCGCTCGACGTAGTCGTCGATCGAAAGAAACGAACCCAGGCGCTCACCGTAGAGGTCAAGGATTTTCCTGAGTGTGGTGATGCGGGGGTCTGCCTTGCCGTTCTCGATCCGCTGGAGGGTGTTTCGACCGATTCCAGCGAAGGCAGCTGCGTGCTCCATTGAAAGCTCCGCGTCGATGCGGGTTTGCCTGAGCGCCCTAATGTCGACGTTTCCACGCAATACCGCGTGACAACTCGGGAAGTAGTCGTCTAGAGGTGATCCGCTGGACACGTTCCCCCCGGATCGTTCTAAGCGTTGCCGCGTAGACGATACGAGTTTGTCGTGTGGGCGGCCATTCTTGGCTTCTGTTGCCATTGGTTAGCCTTTCGGGAAGGGACCGGGCGACGGGTGTCGACCGGGCCGGTTTCCTTCTGGCCCTTTGGGTTCTCTCAACTTTACATAACGAGGAGAGTAGGCCGCCCCCCATAATAGGGACGTGACTAAGGGCTTCGAGTGACCGGCGGAGTGTTGCTCCCGAATTACTACCACATCGCGACCGTCTTGCGGGGGATTGTTTGAAACCCCCGGAACTAGGGGAGCGTTACGGGGCTCTCCGTTGTCGGGGTTGAGACGCGCGAGGGCATGACGGCGCCTCCGATTGCTCCGGCGGCGGTGCCTGCGATCGCCCACAAGGCCGACGCGTCAGAACCTCCCGAGGTGACAATCGCTCCGGAGACCAGGGCGGCGACGGCGATCAGTGCGAGGGCGATGGTTGCGGGGAGTGTCTTCACGGTTTCTCTTTGTGGTCGTCGAGGTGTGCCTCGAGGGTGTGGGTGATGGTGCGGAGCTGCTTTGTGTGTCGTTTCAGGATGGCGGCGTTTTGTTTGTGTTCGGCGGCGGTGAGGTGGCGGGTTTTTAGTGCTTGCCACACGACCGCGAACGTCGACGCGCAAGCCATTACGAGGAGGTCGGCGGCGACTCCTTGAAACATGAGGTTACTTCGTCCGAGGGATCGCGTCGACGAAGGCCTGGTCCGCCACCCATACGTTCAGGCCTTCGACGATGATCGTCTGCGCTCCTGGCGGGGTGATGATGTGGCCCCCACCTACGGCGACGGCGTAGGCGACGTTGGGGAGTTGACCGGCGGGTACGTGCCATTTCCAGCCGAGGCCGGCGTCGGCGAGGTAGACCTCTCCGGCTTTGTTTCCTCTGATTAGGTAGCGGTTCATTTCATCCTCGATAGTGGGTAGGGGTTGGGGGATGTTGGCGGCGATTGCTTTGACCAGGAGTAGGTCGAGGTCGGGCCGTTCGGGGTGGATGCTCCAGGCGTCGGTTCGGTCCCAGGGCTGTACGTCTCCGTGACAGAACAGGCCGGGACGTTTGAGGGCGTCGGTTCCGATCCATGCGAGGGCGTCGGGGATGTTGACTCCGACGAGAGTCCAGAGCTCGAAGATTGCGCGTCCGGCGCGGCCGATCATGGCGAGCGTGTTCGGATCGTTGGGGGACAGGTCCCTCGAGCGTCCGGTGAGGCAGATTGACCAGGTGCGCGAGTTGTATCCGGCGGCGGCGACGCTGTAGGTCGTGTAGAGCGGCGGGACCATGTCGATCGTTGTCTCGGAGTCGACTATTACGGCGTAGGAACCGGGGTCGGATCTACGCGCGATGAACTGAGCGAGACCGAGCGCGGTCCCTGGGCCGGTGGCGCCTTCGGAAGTGTGGACCGATACCGCCCAGGTCGGCGGGTTTGACCTGGACGGGTAGAACTGTGGCGAGGCCGGTGGATGGTCGAGGAGATAGAAGCTCACGACGCCGGGGCCGTCGAAGTTGCTGGTCCTATGTCTTCAATAATCAGATTTGACCATGCCTTGAGGGTTACGGTTCCTCCGCCGCTGAATTTGCGTAGCGTTACAAGTCTCGTCATGCTTCCCGCTGTCGTGGTGAAGGTGATTTCTTGTGAGTTTTGACAGGGGGCGTCATTTGCGAACTCATAAATAGCGAAAGGCCTATCCGGTGACCCATTCGTAGCGCCGATTCCATAATCGACTTGGCCTACGGTTGATGCGACCCAGTAGAGATTCGTTCGCGCCCGATAGAGGCGGTTGGCGATTAGTCCGGTGCCATTCCACGTAATTGGGGCGACCCAGGTAGCTGGGGCGTAGTGCGAGTCGGTCCCGAGTATTACCTCTGAGACGTTCCCCCAAGGCTGATTCCATGGGCGGGCCCAGCCGGTCGTCGCTCCGTAATAGACCTCCAGGGCTCCGGAGTCAGTCAGGAATGAGACCAGGCCGCGGGTCGGGGAGGTGATGGCTGCGGATCGGGCGCTCGAGTTTGTGAAGACCTGGACTGTCTGGTCTCGGACGTAACTGTTCATGTTTGCGGCGGTGACCTCTTCGAGGGCGGCCCACGTTTTCCATCCGGTCATTTTGTGCCTTTCGTTATTTGAGGGAGTTCGCGAAGTCGAGACGGTTTGCCGGAGACGAGTTGAGTTTCCAGTAAGTGGCCGAGAACGTGAACGGGTTCGGGATTGTTGAGAATGAAACGGACCATCCGTTTCGGGCGTCGACGTTGTGGGTTAGTCCGTAGACCTGGACGGTTGAGACAATGTCTGCCACGTTGAGGGACAGTTGTCGTCCGATCATTTCGGCGGAGAGAAGGGCCTCAAAGATTGGGACGGCGCCGGTTCCGGCGTATTCGGGTTGGATGGTGAGCGCCGTGGGTACGCCTGGGGGGTTGTCTTTGGACCATAAGAGGCCGAGGGCGGCCCACCATGTGAGGTCCGCCTGGACTCCGAGGGTTGTGTTTTGTGTGATTCGGGAGAGACCGTTGGCGTCAATTGAGGCTTGACTTGAGGCGGTGACTGAGGTGAGGCCGTCGGCGGTGGCGGTGATTGAGTTGCGGACCTGTCCGAAACCGATAGACGGGCGGGTTGCCGATGTGATAGCGGCCGGGTTTCCGTTGAGGAGGGTGGAAACGGTCTCGAGGCGGGATTCGGCGAACCATTCGGGGCCGTAGGTGATGTTGCCGTCGGGGGTGACGAGTAGTAGCCCATATTCTGAGGTGACGACCTCCTGAACTTGGGATAGGGCGTTTCCGGCGAGGGTGGTGGCCCCCATAACGCGACCGCCGAGGCAGGTTTGAAAGATCGGAGCCTGAAGGTTCGCCGATTGGAAGATCCGTGCGAGTCGTTGGATTCCCGAGTCTCCGGCGCCCTGGGAGGTTGTCGCCTGGAGGTCGACGGATGCGAGTCGAGAGAGAATGTCGGTTCCGGTAATGGTGGCGAACTGATCTTCCCAGACAAGAGACCAGAGGAACCCGGTGAAGACGTTGTAACGGTTGCCCCCGTAGGTGGTGGCGGTGAGTTGTAAGGGCAGACCGGCCCGAAGTTTCGAGAAGTATGGTCCGGCCGAGTTTGAGGGGTCGAGGGTTCGTTCCGGGTCCCATAGGCGTAGAGACACGTAGCCGGGTTGGGGGAGATAGAAGTCTCCGGCCGAAAGGGCTCCACGTCTCCAGGACGCGGTGACGACCTGACATTTCAGGTCTACGAATTGGTCAAAGTATCCCTCGAGGAGGTTTCCGGCGGTGAGACGGGACAGGGTCGGGGAGTTGAGGGTCCAACCGTCGGAATCACCGATCGCGAGTTTCACGGCGAGCGTCGGGGCGTAGGTCATGACCAGAGGCCCGCCGGTTTCCCGTTACGAGAAACCCATTCCTGGAGCTCTCGGACGATCCACGAGGCAACATCTCCGCCGTCGGCGCCTGGGGGGCCGTAAACGTTTATCGTCGCATTGAAGACAGTTCCCCCGAAGTTGTCGGGGTTCTTCGGGATTGCGTTTTGTTCGATTCCAACCGAACTACCGCCGAGGAGGCCGCTCAGGAATCCTCCGAAACCCCCGAACGCGTCACCGATACCGCGCCTCGCGGCGTTCCAGATTGTGTCGTATATCCATTGGGCAAGATCTTTGAGGCTTTCGAGAAGTCCGTCGAGGATTAGCTGCCCCATAAACGAGCCGACAAGATTGAAGGGGTTACCGCCTCGGAAGATAATCGTTTTCAGGTTTTCCCAGGTGAAGTAATTCCTCAGGGAGTCCGATATGTATGACGTAAAAGTGTTGAGGAGTCCCTGGACGAGATAACCGCCGATCTGGGAACCGGCCGTCCGGAACCCGTCCTGGTTTTGGTCGGCGGCGGTGGTGAGACCTCGAGCAAGTTGGGCTAAACGAACTACTAGGCCGGGGTTCTCCTCGGTTCCGGTTCCGAGAATGGCGTCAGTAATCCATTTGGAGGCCTGGGTAGTCCACTTTGTGAAGTCGGGAAGGTTCCGGTTCAGGTATTCGGTGACTCGGCCAGGTAGCGCCTGGATGAAACGGTCGATCCCGGGGAGGGCCTCTTCCCATTTTTTGCCGAGTTCCTCGAAGAGACCGGAGAACCCGCCGACTCGAAACGCTTCGACGAAACCTTCGAGAGCGGGTAGGACTGAGGTTGAGAGAAGGTCTGTGATCGAAGTGAAGGCCGGGAGTAGGAACTCTCCGATCTTCGCTTTCATGTTCTCAAATTGAGCGGTTGCGTTTTTGGTTTTGTTTCCGAGTTGCTCTTGCTCGCGTGAGTAGGCGTCGCCTATCTCGATTCCCTTTTCCTGGAGTACCTGGAGGGTTCCGAGGATGTTTTGTTGGGTGGTGAGGGTGCCGGTGACCTGTTCGCCTGTCTTGCGGAAGAGGCCTGCCTTCACGCTGGCATCGTTGAGAAGGATGCCGTATTTCTCAATGGGGTCTCGTTCGCCTCGGAACGCTGACCCGATTGAGTTGATCGCGTCTTCTGTTGGGAGGTCGGCGAACGCTCCGAGGTTGCCGGCGAGTTTTGTGAGGTCGACTGAGAATCCGGCGGCCTGTGTGCCGGTGAGTTTGAGTGCTTTGGCATAAACCGAGAATCGGTTGGCGGCGTCGACGGCGGCGAGTTTCGAGAGGCCGAAAGAGGTGGCCGCTGACTCGGCGAAAGTTTCGATTGTCTTCGCCGCTTCGCCGTAGTTGTAGGTCAGGGTGCCGAGGGCGGCGGAAAGGGAGGCGGCCTTTTGGACTCCGTCTACGAGCTGCTGTCCGGCGGTCGTCGCGATTTCTGCGATTTTGTCAATGGCGAAACCGGTGACGGCCGAGGTGATGCCGGCGGTGAACCCGGCGACCTTGCCGGAGAACGAGTCGAGGTCGGAGCGTGCCTGTCGACTGTCGGAGACGATGTCGACTTTTAGGGTTGCGGGTTTTGCCATGACTTAGGGGCCTGTTCCGTTGGATGTTCGGCCGATCTTGTCGACGATGTCGTCCACGGCGTCTAGGTAGACGCGCGTCCAGGTGGACTCTGTTCTCTGTGCCGCGTCGATAACGAAAGGGTTTGGGGCGATAAACCATTCCCGGCCGGTGACCTGGCGGAGTTTCGCTGACCCCGTAGGCCAGCCCCAGTGGATAGGGCCGGCGTAGGGGACACCGTTTCTCGTTTTTCGGTTGTTACCGATCGACACGCGGGCGTAACGCTGGCCGGCGTTGGGTCGGACGGTGGCGGCAAGTTTCCCGGACCTCACGGGGGCAGAGGCTCGAGCCGCTTCGGCGACTATGGCCGCTACCCGGGCGTGAGTGTCCTTGAGGTCGTCGAGGTCGCCTTCGGCCTTCCGTAACGCTTTGCGGAGTTCTCGGCCTCCGCTGACGGTGATTCCGGAGGCCGACACAACCTCACGCCTTCGTAATCGCGCCCTGGATTGGCAGGGTGATGGTGAAGTTCAGAGGGTCGCCGGCGGCGCCGCCCGTTGGAGGCTTACGGCCGGACGCTTCACAAGTGAAGTCAACTTCGCCGATTGTCATCAGGACCGTGAGGGTTGCCTCGGCTTCTGCCGATGCCCACAGGAGGTCACAGAGGGAGTCGACGGAGCCCCAGTCCTGGTACCCCTCGAGGATGAGGGCGTGGGTCTCGTCGTTTGATGTGTAGTTGCCGCAAAACGTCTTGACGGTGGTTTCGGAGTTGCTGGTCTCAATGCGTGCGTTTGAGAGTTGGCATTCGTAGTCGACGTTCTCGAGTGAGAGCGTCAGGGATGAGATGAGGGTCGGTGCTGGCATGGTTTCTCCTAAGAGAGTGGGGGAATGGTGACGGGGACAAGGATTGAGAGGCCCACGGCGTACACGGTGGCATCACCGAAACGGGCGGGGCCGATGTTGAGATCCACGGCGAGAGGGCCGGCCCAGGCGGCGAGAGCCTCGAGGTCGTCTTCGAGGGCGGCGACTGAGCCGGGAGTGACGGTCTGTGCGTTACTGATGGCGGAGACCTTGAGGTGATAGTCCCAACGGCCGTACCCGGATTGCTCAAGCGGTGTGGTGTCGTCCGGGGCGACGATCACACAAGGCAGAACCGGCGACGGTGGCACCCATTCGTAAACCTTGCGGCCAGGGAACACGGCCTCGAGTTCGTCGACGATGCCTTGTCGGGCGATCGTGAGAGGCGAAGTCATCCGACGAGGCCGCCTATTGAGATCCACGGGGCCAGGAGAGCCCCGTAGCGCTTCACGATGACAGAGGTGATGTTGGCGGGAACCTGTTGGGTCCAATCGACCTGGAGTGTTCCGTCGACGCCGGTTCCGGCTTTGTAGAGTTCGGCCGCGACGTAGAGGACGACGGTCACGACCGCGTCAGGAACGGCGAGTAGCGGTTCGCCTTCGGAGTCGACCAGGTGGACCACGTTCGCGACCATTGAGGTTGCGGTGTAGGTGAGGCGTTCGGCCTCGTCCGCGTCAATCGTGGCGCCGAGGTGCGTTTCGAGCTCTTCGGTTGTGATCCACGGCGCATTGAGTGACACGGGTTCTCCTGGAGGGTGAGGCCCCCCGGACTCCGGCGGGAGAGTCCGAGGGGCATTAGTGACGACCAAGCCTTCCCCGCGAGGTCGTCACGTACTGAGGGGCTCTAGCTCAAGTCGGCCCAGGCGAAGGCGCCCGGGTACTCGACTGAGATGGCTCCGTAACCGACGACACCAACGTCGACGCCGGCCACGGAAACGTCAACGGCGCGAATCTCGACGGGGGAACCGGGGCGCTCGTACCAGGTGGCGCCGAGGCTCGAGCCGAGGAGGGCGTGACCGGCGGGGAGGTCGCGGTCGATCATGACGGTGAGGCCGTCGGCGGACATGGTCGGAACCATTGAGCCGAACTGGACACGGCCGTCCCAGAATGCGGGGCGGTCCTGGTCGGCGAGGGAGATCCACGCTGGGAGGAGGTCCCATGCGAGGGACAGGAAGAGCGGTCCGGCCGGGGTGCCTTCGGGATCGAGTGCGGCGATGAGACCGGAGACGACGTCGATTGGGTTCTCGGAGGCGAGGGTCGTGGCGGCGCCTGCGGCGGTGATGATGCCGTCGATCACGGCGGAGTTTGTCTTGCGACCGTAGGAAACCGCGAGGGCCTCAATGACGGCTTGGATTGCCGAGGGGTCCGAACGGTCGATGGCTTGCATCGAGAGTTCGTTCGCTCCGCCCCATGTGCGGACCGCGACCTCTTCGAGTGAGATTTCCGCACCGGTCGAGTCGAGTTCCGAAAGTTCCGTGAGCTGCTCGTCGACGGTTGGCTTCACTGCCCACTTCGGATACGTCACCTTCATGCCGGTCGGAGGGAGCGCACGCGAGCGGATCGCGTTCAACGTGGGACGGCCTGGGTTGATGAGGCCGACGAGTTCCGGAATGTACGCCGGGGGAACGATGCCCTCGAGGTCGGTTGTCGTCGAGCCGGACAGCGCGGCGCGGACCTCGGAGACGGTGAGGTCTCCACGGTTGGCCGATGCGATGAGCGACGCGGCGGCGGCCAGGTCGACCGGACGGGCGGCGGCCCGTGAGGTGTGGCGGACCGGAGCGGCGGCGGTCACGACCGGCGCCTCTTCGATGATTTCGGGGGTTGATTCTGCGGACACGGTGGTCTCACTTTCGGGGGTTTGTTCAGGTTCGGGGGTTGTTGCGGGTGTTGCGGTCTTGGCGGCGGCGACGCTCAATGCGCGAGCGTCGTCGAATGCTGGGAGGGCGACTTGGGAAACCTCGTTCAGATGCGAACCGGCGACCTCAAGGGCGTCGGCCGAGTGTGTGAAGTCTGAGAGGGTCACTCCGACGGAAAGGCCGTCGCGGAGTTTCGCCGAGGCCTCGAGGAGTGCTTCGTCTCCGGCGACGGTCTCCGGAATCTTGAAGGTTCCGAAGAGACCCCCGTCGGTGGAGTGCGCGTCGATTAGGTAACCGATCGGGGAGGAGGTGTTGTGGTCGCGGAGAAGTTTCACTCGGGAGAGGTCTTCGGGGAGGGTGACGGAACCGGCGGCGAAACGGGTGGGACCGGCGGAGGTGTGGCCGATGGTGTCCCAGGGGACGAGTTGGCCGGAGATCGTGCGACGCTCAAGGTTCGCGGTGATTCCGATCGTGAGGGTTGCTGAGAGTTCTTGAGTCATCGGGTTGCTCCTGGGAGGGTTGGCAGGTTTTCGAGTCGGCGGACCTCGTCGAGTGTGAGGAACCCGGCGGCGAGGGCTTTGGTGTAGGCGTCGTAGCGGGCGGCGGTGTCGGACCGGAGAAAGTCATCGAGGGCGAACCGGACACGGTGACCGCGTGGGGTTACGTCGACGAGGGTGAGGCGCTGCTCGATCGCGACCAGGTAAGGGCGGAGGGTTGTGTCGACCAGGTCGCGGCGCTGTCCCTCTACCGTCGAATAGGTGAGGGACGAGTTCGTGGGGGCGTTGAGGTACCTGGTCGGGACGTTCATCAGGCGGGCGATTTCGGCAACCTGATGGTCACGGGACGGGACGAGGGCGAGTTCTTCTGAGTTCCAGGATTCGCGCTCGTAGCGAAAACGTCGGTTTAGGTAGCCGGTTGTCCGGCGGCGGCGGCCGGTTTCCCAGGAGGTAAGCAGCTCGGAAACCTTGTCGGGGTCGAGGTCGGGGCCGTCGTCGTAGATGATGCCGGTTGGCAGGTCGGTGGAGGCGATGCGGGAGACGGCGGCCTCGAGGACGAGAGCGGTTCGTACCGCACGCCCGCCGGTTTCAATCAGACCGGGCCAGTGTGCCGGGATGACGATCACGTCTCGCGCCGGGATCTCCTGGTCTCCGATTGTGTAGGGGCCGTTGTCGAAGTTGGGGAGGCCTACGTTTTCGTAGGGGACGTAGCGAAGGTTTGCCGGGTAGCCGTCGGCGTAGCGGGCGATTACTACCAGGTAGGCGGCGGGCCATAGGACAAGGTCTTCGACGACCTTTGTGATGGTTGTCGAGGTGGACTCGAGCGGGTCGAGCTGCTCGGTCAGACCGTAGGGGACCACTTCGTGGTTTGAGTTGTATCGGCGGAGCGGGAAGGTTCCGACGGTTCCAGCGATGACCTGGAGGCCTTGTGCGACTGCGGGGACTCTCCACGCGCCCTGGCGAGACAGTGAGAGCTCCGGAATCTCGGGAATGGTGACCGGCGACAAGTAGCCGGAAGTGGTCGTCGAGAGAACCGGGGCCGAGGCGGTAACAGGAGCGCGGCGCGTGAAGAGTCCCACGGCATACAAGTTTTGTGTGCTATGCGTCTCCGCTGGTCGATCCCGTGGAAGGGGTGTCGTCTTCGGGGTCCGGTTTCAGGAAGGCGGGGATCTCTTCGGGTGGGCCTTGCGGGGTCGGGGCGGTTTGTTTCTCGAGGATCGCGAGGCGGACCGCTTGGGACGTTGCCCCGATGATTAGGCCGCCGACGAAACCGGCGGCGACCGTGATGACTCTCATTGGTTTCATTTTTTCTCCTGGTTAGGCGAACCGGATGACCGGCGCTGGTTTTGGTTTCTCGAGGCGGGTTGCTTCAGCGATAACCCAGACCAGGGCGCGGACGGCGTGAACTGAGGCCCCGGGTACGGCGGTGCCGATGAAGAGGCCCCCGTCGCGTGGGCGGGCGGTAGTTCGGCCGAGTTGCTCCCCTAGAAGGGTGTTGCCGTCGTGGCCCACCATTCCGGTAGTCACGGCCTGCTCGACGAACGTCGACCAGCCCCGGATCTCGCGGTCTCCGACGACTCGGACGGTTTCGGGAAGATCCCACGGGGCACGCTGCGGGAAGAGCGGCGGGAGGAGGACGGTTTCGCGGTTACGTATCCGAGGCTCGAGGGTTTCCCATAGTTCCGTTTCCGTTTCGGTGGTGGTGGTCGTGATGTAGACCCGGCCGGTGTCGGTTGGTTGGCCGGTGACGATCGCGAACCCTCCTCCGGTTCGGTCCTGTTCGATAGCGGTCACCGGGAGCCGGTTCCGGTCGAAGGCGGGCGGGTCGGTTACGAGCTGCGACCACAATCCGACCGGGAACCAGGAGCGCTCCGATTGAACCCAACGGTTGAGGTTGGCGCGGTAGAACGCGGCGCGGTTCGGATTCTTCGATGCCTGCCGGAGGGCGTCGAGTTGGATGGTCCGACCCATTCCGGGGTTCGCCTGGGCCCAGGTGTTCGGGTCGTCGGGGTCGGCGTCGTCGGGGGCCGACCATTCCAGGAGCAGATGAGAGGAGGCGCTCGAGGGTTTGTGTATGTCGCCGAGTCCACGTTCTCGCCAGGAGCGCATAGCGGCGGAGTTCTCGTCGCCGGCGGTAGAGAACATTGCTACGAGCGGTTGAGGGCGGGCCATCGTTGTCGGGAGGATGCCGTCGTCCAACACGTTGGGTTTTATGTCCCAGACTTCGTCAACCAGGAAGAGGTCGACGGAGAGGCCGTGGACGGCGTCGGTCGACGCTACGGGTTGGTAGGAAGATCCGTCGACGAGGGTCAGGCGTTCGCGACCGGCTCCTCGACTTACTTTCTCGATCGAGCCGGGGAGGTGTTCTTCGAAGAGGCGAACGACCGCGGCCCATTGGTCGACGGCGAGGCTCCGAGTGTTTGCGGCGTGCACCACTGTTTGAGGTCCGGCCTCGACGGCGTGGGACGTGAGCCACCACACGACCAGGGACCGGAGGAGAAAGGACTTCCCGTTTTGTCGGCCGACCGTGACGAGTGAGGTCCGGAACCGGCGCCGGCCGTCTTTACCTTCCTCGAGGAGCCGTTGGGCGGCGTAGGTCTGCCATGGCATGAGCTCGAG